CCACCTTCAATAGCTGGCTCAAAGTTTCTAAGCTTTGTTGCCATCCCCGGAGTTTTAAGAAGTTCAATAGAATTAGTAGATTTATTTAGTCCACCGCCTAGTGGAACAGAAAAAGGTTGACTAGCTCCCATTAGAAGTAAGTCCTGTCATCTGTCATTGCTTTTGGTTGAGGATTAATTAAATTAGATTTCATATACTTCATACCTTTTTTATAATCATCCAACGCAAAAGCTGCTTGCTGTAAATTATCTTTGAACTGATGAACATAATATCTCGTTTTAGCTGTAATAATTGGAGCATACTGGTCAGGCAAAACAATAGCATCGCCGTGTGCAGAAAGGGCTGTAGGAATGGTATAAGCATAAAAGTGGATATTATATACCTTATCAGGTATTGGACTAAGTCCGAATTTACGATGATCGGGACTACGAATGACATAGCGAGGCTCGCCATATACTTGTGTGTCTGCGTCATCTGCATTTTCTGAATCCCTTAAATACCTACGCCAATCTGTAAGAGTTATAAATTTTAAACCTCTGGAAACATAAGGAGCTGCTTCACCGCTTACACTAATAGTAGTAATATAGAAATCGTCCCAGTCTACAGAAGAATAATCTGTAGTAATACTAGAACTACCTGATTTTAATAAGTACCATCTGGTTCCTGCTACTGAAGCTACTGTAACATTTCCATAAAAAGGATCAGTGCCTCCACTGGCAGCAGAGGCAAAGAAAGGCAATTGCGGTTCTTCATTCGCAATATCATTTAAAGATCTGTTAATAGCTTCCTGTACAAAGGCTTGAATTCCAGTTGCACTAGAAAAATTAGATGAAGTCAACTGAACTTCATTAAGCTCTCGTAAGACCTCATTAGTTAATGTAAGATATGTCGTTGCCATTAGTCTGAATCTTTATTATCAGTCTTAATATCCTGCTTTTTATCAGCATCACGATTCTGATTATCTTCAGAGTTTTCGTAATAGCCTTCCATATCTTCAATATTTTCATAGTGAACTACACTACCATATTTTAATTCAGGCATTTTTCTCTCCTACTTTTTTACCGAATACACGATCATAGTTTTTATTAAAGTTCTCTTTGCTTTTTCCAGCATAAACCCTACCCAATAGTCCTAAGACCCTAGTACTTTTTTTACCAGAGCTATTCATAATGATAGGATGTTTATCACTACCTAACTGTGGCATGATCTTAGTCTGGTAATACGCCTAAGTGTAAGAACTCAACTAAGTAAGTAACTGTTGTCGCAGCAGTAGCTAGATTATTTGCCAAAGGCGTTAATCGTGCATAAAGTGTACGCTCAGATGCAGTATACAATGTTGCTGCAATAACAATAGCTTCAGAAGTTGCAGGACCACCTACAACTCCCGCTGTAGTTGCTGTACTAACGAATTGATTAGCTGCATGACCATGTGAATCTTGGATAAGATACAAAGGCGCATTCGCTGTCCAAGTAACCGCAGAACCACCATCATCCAGAATAGCTTCCGTTGCAATAATCTGAGTACCACCTGAAGATGTTCCTAACGAAAAGTCTACATCATCACCAGAAGCTCCTGCTGTAACAATATTTCCTGCTGGAATAGCGATTAGATTACGAATAATCGTATCTGCTGGTTGAGTAAATGAAACATCGTAGTTTTCACCTGCGGTAACTGCAATTGTACCTGTCGTTGTTGAGGTCCAAGAAGCAACCACATTATCTGAAAGAGCACGAACATCTCCTGTCCTCGATGAATTACGTCCTGTATCTCTTATTTCAATAACTGGACTTGCCATAATTTTTCTCCATTATTTAATTATATAAAAAGGAAAAGGGAGCCTTTTCAGACTCCCTAATCCACTTAAGATTAGTCAATACCATAGAATGCAGAAACCAATGCGTTGTCGTGAAGTACTTTGGCTCCATAAACATGAAGACCTCGTACAATATCACCAAACGAATCGGGATCACGCAAAACTTCAGTACTAGTAATCGTCTGGGCCGTTGCCGTAGACGAAATATGACCAGAGATACATTTACCAGCAGCATTAGATGTGCTTGCAATGTTATTCGACTTGTACATATTAAATCCACGGATCTTACCAGAAGTTACAAGACCATTCCTGATAGAACCTTGACCAGCATTGTAATCTGAAGATAGCAGTTTCGATGCTGTGCCAGACAGAACCTCATAGAAATCAGGGCCAGCTAAGAAAAAGCGTCCCTCTTCTGGAACACTCTGGTCGTCTAATAGACGGGCCATGCGCCCCAAAACATCTAAAGGATCGTGTTCTGACGAATCAAAACCGATATCGAGATTACCTGTGCCATCAAATGTACCAGCAGCAAGATCAGTCGCATTATCCGAACCTAATATATGGTTCGGGCTAGATGAGGCTACTCCTGCAAACATGGCAGCAATAACGCCCTCGTCAAAAGCATCTTTAATCGCATAGGCTGCTGAAGACGAAGCGACTTCCCGCCAGTTCACATGGGACATTGAAGATTCAATATCATCCACTTTGAACTTAAAGGCATTCGCTGTGTCAACAACAAGTGTAACTTCTGCGTCAGTTAGCTTTGTTTGAGTTACGTCTTTTCCACGTTCGTACTGATATACTGTGATGGAAGGTTCTTTAATAATCTTTACTGAATCTCCGAAGTTCGCAATTTCACCAGCATAGTCGGTGTTAGTAATCGCTTGAGCTACCGAAGCCTTTCTAAAGAAGTTAAGTACCTTTTTAGAGAAGACTGCCGGAAGGAAAAACGAATTTGCTTGCGTACTTACGGAGTTAGCAAAGTTGGCATCAGTATCTGTGCTAGGCTCAAAATACTGATCAGATTGATTGTATGCCATTTTGATATCCTCCGAATCAAATTAAAATTATTTTACTACTCTGCCCTCGCTTATAGCTTGATTAATTTGATCTTCATATTGATCAAACTGATCTATGGACATTGCAGCAATTTCCCTTTCCGTCCAGATTTTATTCTGCTTTGGATCAACGGATGTTGTTTTGGTTGATACCATATCCGCAGCAGACTTTCTGGACTTTTTAGAATTTGACTTTCTTTTCTTTGGAGAAGAACTCATACCTATATCTTTCTTAAATAAATCTAAAGCTCGACTAGCAAGATCAGCATCACCAGAATTATTATATATCCATTTCTGGAGAGATTCTGGTTGTGCTTTTGCCCACGAATGGAAATCATCACTATTTCTGATATCATCAAAATCAGGATGATTATTTCTCAATCTTTTTTCAGCATCTTTTCGTACTAGTTCTGTTTCTCGCTCTTGTAAGGTTGAAAGACGTTCTTCTAGAACTTTTGCCTTTTCCTCACTTTGCATATGAGCAACAGTTTCTACTACTTCAAAGACATCAGGATATTGTTTCTTAAATGCTGCAAGTTCTTCTGGAGTTTTAGGAGCTTTATAGTCTGGTCTACTTTTAGTAGCTTCTTCCATTAGCTCTTGTTCTCTAGACTTGAATTCATTTAGCTTTCTATCATAATGTGACTTTAGATCGTCATAACGCTTTTTATAATCAGGTCGTTTATAAGGACGAGCCTGTTTAGTTTTAGGAGTTTTCTCTTCTTCAGACTCTTCAGTTTTAGTTGAAGGATCTTCAAAATAAGCATTATCTGCTGATACAAAGGTAGTTTCCTTGCCGTCATGCCAAGATTTTTTTTGATTATATGGGTTTGCTTGTTCCTCTCTTTCAATATTGTCAGTCATTTTCTATTCTCCTACTCAGGGCTTTCTTAACAAAGGTGGCTGCTTAAAGGCCAAAATAAGCAGGGCTTGTCTTGTAAAGGTAGCCTTTCGGTTTACTTTTAAATTGATAAAGTGCCTATGGTAGTCCTTTGGACTAGTTTAGGGTGGCTTTATCCCGTTGCTTGCAATCGTGGATTAATTCCTAACATTCCTTTCCGAATTTCCTGATTAATAGGACGACCTAATTCATCAGTTTCTTCTTCAAGGTCTGGTCGGATTAATCCTCCTTCTTGCGCTGCTTGTCTCTGATCTGCTCTAAGTTCTGCATCTGACATCATACCCTGAAGATTATCAGGGCCAATTTCATCAGCAGCTTTCGCAGTCATAACAAACTCTCCATCCGATAACCTTGCGGGTATCGAATCGGAGACTTCAGTACCCGGACCCTCAACGGGACCAGATCCTGCAAATTCTGTAGCTGTATCCATTATTTTATCAAATATCATACTAAGTTTTGGATCAGCTTCTAATGTATCCATTAAATATGTTTCTTCTTCTTCATCAAGAGACTGTGAAATTACAAAATCTAAATATTCATCTTCCATTTGTTCGTCTGGAACTACCTTACCTTCTTCAGAAGGTACAGCACCTTTTTCAGGCGGTACAGCTTCTTCTGAAGCTATAATTGGTTCTGGAACTATGGGTTCTTCAGTCTCTTCAGGAAGAGGCATTACAGGGCCAGCTTCTTGGTATTGCTGTCTATCGGACATGAGTAGTCCTCCACTTTGTTTTTCTTCTCTACTCCGATTAGTAACAGATCTCCATATACTCCTAACATCGTCTCTTAATTGTTGACCTAATGGTTTATCCACTAGTCGATCAAAAGCCTCTTGACCATGCTCCTGAATAAAAGCTTCTTTTAGTGCTTCCCTTTCTTCTATAATTTGTTTTGCCATATTTCTAACTTCAGCTAATCCTTCTTGTGCGGTTGAATGAGGAAGAGTTGTTCCAGCCCAAGTTGCAGTATTTAAATGATTTTTAAAAGCTTCATTAAAATACTCTTCCAGTCGAGAGTTCCTAGCTCTACCTCTTCCAAATAATCCATAATTACGAGGCTCATCAAATTTAGAACTCGCTGCTAATGCTTCTGCATTTTTAAGTAATAATTGTTGATAACTAGCTTGAGTTTCATCTACTCTTTCGCGTTGTTGTATTTCTGCTTCGGTCCAATTCACAGGATCATTTATTCCTTCTCCTCCTTCTTCTGTCCATCTTCGCTTGTCTTCCTCGGTCCACGGGTCTACTACTTCATCACCTTCCTGATATTGTTGTCTATCAGAATCTAATAAACCTCCTCCATACTTTGTTTCTCTTTCTTTTATAGTTATGGGAGACACAGCTACAAGTAATCCAGTTGCTTCTTTTTTCTTTTTAGCCATTTGATTTCTCTTTATAATAATTTATATAATCTTTCCAATTGAAGTAATCTTTACGTTCTCTACACCAGAAAAGCCCTTCATATTTTAAACCTTTATACTTCATCTTTTCTAGACAGGGCTTCCTTCACCTGTCCCTCCAGTTGCTCTAGGCGTACCAGAGAATGCAGTCTCCCCTGGAAGCGGAACATTTCCTGTTCCGATGTTGCCACCGCCAGTGCCTGTAACTCCAAGGTCTTGAGGTTGTTGAGGTATTCCTTCAGGACTGACCATAGCTCCTTGTTGTGTACCAAGGGGGCCAGCTTCTTCGCCAGTTGTTTGTCCAGCATTTTGCATTCCTATAATTTGTGCCATAATCGCAGCCTCTTCAGGATCATTCAGAATTTCATCTGGATCAAGGTCTAGACTATAAGCAAGTTCACTAATAAGTTTAGACATCTTGACAAAAGGAGCAACGGCAGGATTTTGTACTGTTTGTAAAAATGCTGTTAATCGTTGACTTCTAACTTCCTTTTGCATCAAGCTATTTGTACCTGTAGCTTTAACTTCTAAATCACCTATCACATCCAGATTACCTTCAAAGAACTGCATATTCCATTGGAAATATGATTCTCCAAGTGGTCTTAATAAAAAGTCATCAAGGTTTTTGACAACTGTTTTTACATTCAAACTAGCTGCACCCAGTAACATTGACATACCAGATGCAGTTCGTGTCATACTTTGTACTCCCGTTTGTCCGTGACTATAACTGGGAATACCTGTTTGTTCATCTGCAAGCTGTCTGAACCTGTCAAACATCATCATGTTTTCAGGTGCAGTATTTGGAAACTTTAATCCATGAATAGATTGTCCGGGCTGTCCAGCTTGTCTCCTGAATATTTTGCCCGGATATATTTCCATTGATTGTCCACCGACTAGCGCAGATTCATCAATATCAAAAACTAACGAACCCGCTAAAGCCAGATTATCAATAGCCATTCTTGCATGACCATTCATAATCTGTTGGGAATCATTCATATTTTCAGCAACTCCTATACCAAAGAAATTATAAGGATTTTTTTCATAAGGGAAAGAATGATAAGGTATACGATAAGGAGTAAACGGATTGATAACAGCCCTTAAAAGCATATTACCACATATCCACGCATTAATCTGTACTTCGTCTAAATCATCTATATCCTCTGATAATTCAATTCCTACTTCTCTGGCATATTCAGCATCCATGATGCCCCAGTATTCTAATACTTCAAAATTAGAATTATAAGTATCTTCTGATTTTGAAATATTATCTTTTAACTGACCCTCAAATCCTTTTTCAATATAATTTGGGCCTTCTTTAAGACATTCTCTAATTACATCCTCATTAAAATAAGGCATATTTTTAAGCTGTCTAAGCTGGCTACGATTCATTTTATGCCTATGAATAATATATTCACACTCATCTATATTCGTAGCTTGAGGATCTGGATAGAAATCCCAACAACTTACAAACTCAATTCGTGGTACTCTTACATCTAATGGTGAATATATTCGTTCACCTTCTTCACCTTTATCCCATTTATTTAATCTTTTATTAAAATTAAATGGGCCTTTAATAATTCCAGTACCTAGTAAAGCAGCTTCTAAAAGAGAATTCCTTATTTCAGAAGAACCTTTAGATTCTTCTATCTGGTCATGTATTAGTTTTTCCATCCGTCTAGCTGCTTTTTGTGCAGGAGATACTTCTAAAACCTGTGGATTAGGACTTAAACCTTCTTTAAGTAATCCTGCTTCTTCAGCCTGATCCTCGATAGTATCTTCAAAACCTCCAACACCTAAAGTTGCACCCACTGTTAAAACCCTTCCATCTCCTTCATAACCTACATCATAAGGATTAATAACCTCATCTTCTAGTCTGTTTCCTATATTATCAGGAGTTTCAAGATCAGGATTCGGATTTTGATTATCTAAATGAGCATCTTCCCTTTCACCTTCTGGTATTTTAGTTTCATTAATACCAATCGGGAATTTACCAGTTCCAAAAATAACATCTACTAATTGACCAAAAGCAGCCAATACTTTAGTCTTAGTTATCTTTACAAATATTCTGGATTTTTCAGAGTCTCTAAAACGTATATTTCTTTTATAAAGACCTCTATAATTGGAATAAGAAGATAACCATCTCTTTTCATCAGATGAGCGAGCATCTTCTGCTATTGCAAATCTTGAAGTAATAATACCAACCAGATTTGTTTTCTGATTAGCTTCTAAAGATAAAGTTTTTCCAACTTCACCTTCTACATCTTCATAAATGTTATTTGCATTTAAAAATGTGTTATTTTGTTCTGCCATATTTTAATATCCAAACTCACTATCTGCTGGTTCATATATTGTTCTTTTTAAATCTCGTATTCTATCGAATGGACTTACCATTCGTGGTCTACTCATTATCAAATAACGTAAAGCATCATAAGCATGGTCAGAAGCATGAGTGTCCACATCTTCTGGATTTGTTTTAGATAAGGGAATACTTTGAAGTTCCCGTATCAAATTTGGACACGTATTAAAAATTTGTAAATTAGGTCTACCATTATCTCTTATTTTAAGATATTGATGTACCTGAATTTTACCTTGTATCCTGTTTCTATCAGCCCTACGTACTTTATGACCAGCCTTTAATAAAGACTCACCAACTGTCGGGCCAGTTGCACCAGTTTTTGCCCATGCTGAAGTATCTAATACACCAGCTACAGAAAACGGATCTTCAACTTCCCTAATAGATATTATACGGGCTAATTCTTCTCCTGTCAAGCCTTTTTGATATAATTCTCGATAAATAATTAAAGTTCCATCATTAACATCTAAAGTTCCCCATAAACAGCAACTTTCTGAAGCATATCCATAGTCAACTCCTTTAACTCTTTCCCATCCTATTGGAATCTCAAAAGGAGTAATAACATGAACATCATAATCAAATTCCGTAAAAGCTGCTCCTTCTGCAACATCCCAATTACCTTCCAGTAATTGTCTACGTTGTGTAGGAGGCAAAGACTTCAACATAACTTCATATGCACCATCTTTTGCCAGATAAGGATTATCAGCTAATTTAGCAGGAATAAATTTACGGGTTAATCCATCTTTACCTAAAAAACTAGTATTGATTTCAATAGGATCTATATATCTTTTCTTTACCCAATGTGCGCCAACACCTCCGGGGTTTGCAGTACAACGTAAATAAGTCTTTATTTCAGAATCAGTTGTTCGTAACCTTGAAGCCAGATAATTCCAAGAAAACTCTGTAGGAAGATGAGTTATTTCATCGAACCCAATCCAAGAATAGGATTGACCTTGGTAACGGTAAACATCTGCATCCCTTTCAAGGAACCCGAATTCTATCTTGGCTCCACTGGGAAAATTCCATACCTTTTCAACTTCCCTGAATTTAGAACCTTGAAAGGCTTGTGGATAAAGTTCTCTGGATTTATCAATCAATTCCCTGAGTTCAGGCATAGACCTTCTTAAAATCAAAGCACGATGAGCCTTACGATGACAATATCGTAAAGGATCAACCAGCATTGCAAAACTCTTACCTCCTCCCGCTGCACCTCCGTAAAGTACATCCTTTTCTGATGCAGCCAAGAAGTCTGTCTGTGGTCCTTCATTCGGGTGGAACAGAACTTTAGCATCTTTAAGACTTTCCTGAACAGAAGGGGTTGTTAACTGAAGATCTGTATCTGTAACTATTTTTCCTTCTTTTGAATCTGAAGTAACCTTAGTTAATAATTCTTCTTCTTTTTTAATCTTCCTTGCTTTATTTTCTATAGCTTTTTTATCTTTTTTAATCTTAGCTTTCTTTTTTCTAAGCTCCAGTTTTCTTCTATGTTCTGCTGAATAGGTATAAGATGAACTAGATCCTTTAGGTCTGCCCTTCTTTTTAATTGGTATTCCTTTACTATTACAAATAAAAGAACCATCTTCATTCTTTTTAAACTGGTCAGGTACTATTTCCCATAAAGGCTTATCTATATATTTTTTAAGTGCAACATGGCTAATTTTACGTCCACTTTCCTGCTCAATTAACAGCGAAGCATCCCTGAGAGATACTTTCTTATTGATAATTCTAAGGAGATATTTATGTAAAACAGCTAATTCATCTTGTATAGGAGCTAACCA